CCTAAATTCGTGGAAGTTAACAAGGTAATCAGCAACTGTGTCTTTGCCGCTGCCAATGAATCCGCATATTCCTATAATCATAAATGTCTCCTATAAGACAAGTATACTATAGAATAATTACAAGGTCAACTCTGGTTAACCAATTATAAAGCTATAGCCGGACCCGCCCGATACTAAAGTTTCTAATTCTTTAGTCAATCTTTCTAGATCTGTTTGTGCTTCAGCTTTCATAGCCGCACCGTTTAGACTGCTTCCGCCTTGTGGTCCTGCAATTTGAGCAAACTTTTCACGGGCCTGTCCTAGCATCATCTTGCAATTGGCCAAACTATAATCCTTGATCCATTGCCCTGCATAGGTGTCGTTGATGATGCCAAAGTCCGGACGAGTGTTATAGACCCATAACATTACTTCTTCATCACCACGAGGACGCTGTTGAATGATCAACTTGCGATGAGTTGGGTGCCATGTAAAATTAATAAAACTACCAAACATCTTACCTACCAATTCTTGATATTGACTAAACAATTCGTAGGTTAGTAGGCCGCCCATATTTGTTGAACTTAACAAATAGGTGTTTGTATATGCAAGGTTGAACGGTTCAAATACTGTTCCGCCTGTTCCGTTACCGGTTCTAGATCCAACACTTCTACGGAAAATTTGACGGACCTGTTGAATTTCTTTTGGAAGAATATACTCATTTGTATCTTGCCGTAGCGTCATAAACGCATAGCTTTCTTCAACTGAGTTATCGCTTCGTTGTCGAAAAACAGCTAAACTGCGAGTCAATGCAAGTTCGTAGTGTTGCGGGTCTAGTTCAATGTCGATCATGCCGTCACCCAGCATGAGTTTGCAGTAGTCGTAGACTTCTTTTTTGGCTTGATCTATTTGGTTCATACAACTATTTATCGTAGCGGTAAATATACTACTATGCCAAGACTCAGCTTATACCGCCCAGAAAAGGGCAACGATTACAAATTCATTGATAAAACCGTTTGGGAAATGTTCCAAGTTGGCGGTACTGATGTGCTGGTTCACAAATATATCGGGCCCGGAGCTGCCACACAGGGCGATACTCCGAGTACCCCAAACTATGGCACTTCTAACGAAACGCAAATTCAGGATCTATTGTTTTTAGAAAATCGTGATCGCAAGTACGATCCTGACATTTATCTGTTGCGTGGTGTTTACAACCTAGCAGATATTGATTTTAACCTAAGTCAATTTGGCTTGTTTTTACAAAACGACACAATTTTTATGACATTCCATATCAATGATACTGTGGAAAAAATAGGTCGTAAAATCATGAGTGGTGATGTTATTGAATTACCGCATTTGAAAGATGAACATGCACTGAACAATTTACAATTTGCTCTTAAAAGATTCTATGTTGTTGAAGAAGTTAATAGAGCCGCAGAAGGATTTTCAGTAACTTGGTATCCGCACTTATATCGTGCCAAATGTAAACCGCTGGTTGACAGTCAAGAATTTAAACAGATACTGGATGGTGTTGCAGAGGAAGGCAGCAATACCACACTGCGCGACATCATGTCAACCTATGAGAAAGAAATGCAGATCACTGCTGCGGTCTTGGATCAAGCAGAAGCAGATGCTCCAAAGAGTGGATTTGATACTACGCAGTTTTATCATTTGCAAAAAGGTCCGGATGGTAATCCTCAACTGATCAGTGCCGACCTAGAAACAACTTTTATTACAGACAACCAACCGCAGGCCACAGACGAAAATGGTGCTCCACTATTTGACACCGAAGGTAATCCAATATATGCAGGTATTACTGCTGATCAAACTTATAGAAGTATCGAGCGTGGTGGCTACGGAGAAATAAACGGCAATACAGATACTTGGTTGGCTGATGCCATCCCAGCTAACGGTGCTAGATTTACTGCCGGAATTGCTTTCCCAACAACACCACAGGAAGGCCAATTTTGTTTGCGAACAGATTATTTGCCTACTCGACTGTTTAGATACAGTGGTACACGCTGGATCAAGATTGAAGACAATGTAAGAATGACCATGAACAACCTAGGTGCTAGCGATGTTGGTACTGGTGATAGATTTGTTGGTAAAGATGTTAGACAAACACAAAAAGCATCGTTTGTTAACAATCCTAACCAAACAACAATTAACGGTAAGGTGGTTAAAGAGAAACAGAGCTTGTCAAAAGCTCTTAGACCAGAGGCGGACGAATAATGGACTTTCACTATGACGGTCAAATACGCAGATATGTAACACAGTTCATGCGGGTGTTTATTGGATTTAAATATCAAGCGGGTGACAAAGAAGAACGATTAGTTCCTGTTATGTATGGTGACTTAACTAGGCAAGTGGCCAGTATCATCAAAGATAACAGCGAAAATAAAATGCCCACAGTTCCCCGCATTTCTTGTTACATCACAGGGTTAGAATTAGATACCAGCAGATTAGCAGACAGCACATTTGTTAGCAAGGTAAATGTACGAGAGCGCACTTACCAAGATGTTGCAGGGCAACGAGTATATGGCACTGAACAAGGTGCTGGTTATACAGTTGAAAGACTAATGCCAACTCCATTTAAACTACGAGTCAAGGCAGATGTATGGACATCAAACACTGATCAAAAGCTACAATTGCTTGAACAGATATTAATTTTATTCAATCCAAGTCTTGAAGTTCAGACCACAGACAACTATGTTGACTGGACCAGTCTTAGTGTTATCTATCTTACCAGTACTAATTTTAGTTCTAGGTCAATACCGCAAGGCACAGAAACAGATATAGACATTGCCAGTTTAGAATTTGAAATGCCTATATACATCAGTCCTCCTACCAAAGTTAAGAAACTAGGTGTTGTCCGTGCAGTTATCAACAACATGTTTACCAACACTGGTGATGCTGTTAATATCAACAACTTGATTTACAACGACGGAGATATTGTAAACACTGTTGAATACAAACGATATGGCATTGTTATGTTGAAAGCAGACAATGGCGTTGCTGGAGATTACAATATCAGTATTGTGGATGTTGGACAAGCAGTATTAGATGCAGGTTTAGATTTACCTCCTGAAAAAATTGGCAAGAAACTTGACTGGCAGTTGATATTGGATCAATACGGCGGTTATAAACAAGGTGTTAGTAGAATTACTTTTAGGCAACCTAACGGTGGTGAACTGGTTGGCTCTATTGCTGTTAATCCAGTGGATCCTACTCTATTAGTTGTGTCTATGGATATGGATACTGTTCCTAGTAATACATTGATCGCCACAGGCAGATATCCTGATAACACAGTTTATACCAGTGTGCGTTCAGCTAGCAAAGGCACAATAGATGCTATCATTAATCCCTATAACTTTAATCCCTTAACTACCTACGGAACAAAAGCAAACTATCCTGTGGGTTTGAGATATCTAATGTTAGATGATCTAAACATGTTCCTTGCACCGACTCGTGCAGCCAGCATTGCTACCAATATCATCGACACTGACATAGATCACTACAGAATTGTTCGGCCCGATCAAAAGCAAAAAGCCAGTATCACTAACTTGCCAAGAAGTTACAGCAATATATATCAGACTAAAGTTTATGTCAACGGTGTTGAAGTGGGATTTGCAGAAGTTGAAGATGGTGGGTTATTTGAAACTTATGAATTTAACGCTGGAAATTTTATTATAGGTCATACTTATAAAATAACAACTCCGGGAAATACTAATTTTATTGCAATTGGGGCAGAAAATAATAGCGTTGGTACCACATTTACTGCTACCGGTATTGGGTTGGGGACTGGAAAAGCAAATGGTACATATAGAACAGTGTCAGGCAAATACAAAATACGACTAAATGAGTTTCCTCCATTAGAAGATAGTAGTGGTGTTGCCAGTGTTATAAAATATACCATTGAGAAATATACCTATCCGGACTGGTTTTCAGAAGGTGATGATCCCGATACACTACTAGTTGAAACTGATGTTTACTTACCAGGTAAACCAGAGCGTAGTTCAGGACCACTTGCTTGGAAAAATCTAGATGATTCGGATGTATTCATTAAGGCCAACAGTATCATTGAATGGAACGGTAGTCGTTGGGTCAGTGTTTTTGATCCTGAAGAAGTCTCAACCAACATTTACATTACCAACTTACGAACTGGTATACAGTACAAGTGGGACGGAGTTCAATGGTTGAAATCTTTTGAAGGCGAGTACTTGCCAGGATCTTGGAGATTGACTCTAAATCCTTAATAAGTACTGAATGCAACAACGAGCCGGCTTATTATTTCTAGCAAGAACCACGGGTAGAATACTTCTTATTCTTCAAGATGAGAAATGGACTGTGCCTACATTTGCTAGATCTGCATCGCTGTTAGAAGATGCTGATGTTTTGCTTAAGGATTATCACTCAGGTAGAATACTGCCCATTGAGTTATATCTTAGCGAAGACCGTGGATTCGAATACGGCACCTATGTGTGTTTAGTTGCTGATGAATTTCTAACTCAGGCCGTGCCCACTCTGGCATGGTGCAATCTAGATCATCTTCCTAAACAATTACATAGTGGCCTAAAAACCACCTTGAATAATCAACTGATACGCACAAAAATTGATACCATAATGGAGTTAGAAAATGCTGAACACTATAGAAAATAGCGAAGTATTTAAAAAAGAATTTACTATGTTTAGTGAAAAAATTTCACGGATTCAAAATGAAACTGTTAAAAAAGAATTAAGTTCAAAGTTAAACGAACTATTAAAAGAAGTTCGACAGATAGACAGTCAACATAGAGACATCTTTGATAAGAAAACTATTTCATCAACTGTTCCTGAATCAAGAACCAAGTTAATGGAATTGCGCAGACATCTAGATACAAAACTAAAAGAGTTTTCTTAAGACAATGCTACATTATGATTAAAGTAGAAATAATGTCACTTGTGGCCAGAAAAGCTCGCCTAGCTTGCGAAGACTATCTATATATTCAAAAATGGGCTGGAGATAATCAATTTAAGGCTCACTATAAATTACACCCTAGTCGAAATACCATGATAATATTCAATGAAGCATCATTTGAACATTTTAAAAAGACATTTAAAAAACCGTGGAAGATGATTTTTTAATTATTCAAGAAACTCTACCCAACCTGTAATTGCATATTTGTCTTTGCCTATAGGTTGGTTACCGCGGTGAGTGTGTGTAAACCCGGCTGGCCAGATAACTATTCTACCTTCCACTGGACTAATCCTAGAGTGCTGATACAAAAATTCTGTCTCACCTCCCACAGGAATAGTATTAAGATATATCATATAGGTTGCAAATCTACCAGTATACAATCTTCCGTTTTGTGTTTCGTAGTGCCAAATATGATAACCGCCGCCCGGTTTTGTTTTCTGCAGGCGCATACTAATAATTCCGTGAGGCGCTGATTTTTGTAAAATGCTATATTTGTCTGAATAATTTTTATAGCAATCCCAAAACTTTCTTAGTGCAGTCTGAAGAATGGGATGTGTTCGATCTAATAAAAAACCATCAGGATCAAATAAAAAACAAGTTTCGTCGTCTTTTTCATGTCTTGGTGTTTTCTCTGAGTCTCGACGATCAAATACCAGCTCGTGCGTTTTCATGTGCTCAAAATAGTTGATAATTGTTTCGCATTCTTCTCTTGACAAAACATTATCATACACTTCGATGAAATCATCTGTTTTCATTCTTTACCTTTTGAAACCAAGCAAAATCTAGTCCGTCTGATTTAGTCATAAACTTAGTTATAGAATCTATGTGAATCAGCCTTGCTTCCTTTAACGGAATTTCCCAAAAAGCAACATGATGTTCTTGAGGTACTAGCACTTCGTTTATGGAGACCAGTGTCTTAGGAATTGAATCTAACGGGGGCCAGTATTCTTTTTCTAATAATTTTTTAAGGGTTCCTATAATGGTTTTTTCAATACCATCATCTACATAGGAAATAATAACTTCTCTATCCTTCAATAATCCATTTAACAATTCTCTAGCTTTTTGTCGATCCTTTCTTGCTTTTTGTTTTAGGTACGGATCATCACCTACATCTCTTAATTTTTGTGTGTAAGTACAATACTCGTTTGATCTAAGTTCGTGTAATGGCATAATTAAATTCCTAATCTTATACAGTTATATCAAAGGTAATATTTATTCTATCTTTGTTTGACAAATTTGGTTCTACTTCATGCGGAACCCAAGCTGGCCAAAGAATCAAGTCGCCTTCAGTGGGGCTAAAATAAAAATCTCTTGAAAATGGACTTTCTCTATTTATTTTTCCTAACAAGTTTGCAGGATTTATCAGTCTTAAATCTCCAGTACCAGTTGCTTGTATGTAGTATACACAGGAAAAACAAGAGTCTATGTGTGAGTGTAACACATTTCTTCCGCCTGGACTGTTTATATTTGTCCAATAATTAATTTTAAAAGGTTGATTTTTATAGGCTGAACGGAATACAGAATCTTTACCCTGATAAAATTCAACAGCTCGATTAGCTAACAACACAACTTGATCCATTAACCAAGGTATATTATACCTGCGCGATGAACGCCAACACCTGTCATTTGTATATTCTGTGCTGATTTCAGTTTGCTTTGTTGTTAAAATTTCTTCTTGTAGCTGATGTATTTTATCTAGACCAACCGTAGACTGATGAAAAAAATCTGCAGAAAAAATAGGTACAGACATTTAGCTATACCATTCTTTTAGATAATCGTAATGATTAGGAAATAACTCCTTGGCTTTTTCAGTTTTGTAAGATAGTGTATCTAAAAAATATTCATAGTATTGATTAACTTTTGGATCAATATCATATGCTATATCTTTATAAGCGCCTCCGGCATGTATCATACTAAACCATTGTACACAGTTAAACATTGATGCAGGACTAAAGAATAAAAACTTTGGAGGGTTGGGATAATAATGCCCTAGTACAAATTGACTTTCTTTTGGAAGGTCAGTTATTTTCATTGATCTAATGTGCTGCCAATACGGAGTATCGTCCTTGTTGCTGAAATAATAATGTGCCCAAACAAAGGTCAATATCTCTGTTGACATTTCGTAAAAACCTCTGTTTAGATGCGCTTTAACTTCGTCATTCCAAATATTATTATACATGTTGAGAAGATCGGTTATTGATTTTACCACGCTGGTAGTAAATGTAATTCCAGTAGCTTCTAAAGGTTCGACAAATCCTGCACTAAGCCCAACTGCACAGGCATTTTTTACAGCAATTGCTTTCGTAAAACCGCATCTCATTTTTACAAGTCTTGCAGGAGCTTCGAATTCTCCTATCTTTTCTCTCAGTTCTTTTTCAGCATCTTCGTCACTGATAAATTTACTACTGTAAACATAACCGTTGCCAATCCTTGTAAAATTAGGAATAGTGAACATCCATCCCGAATTCATTGCAGTAGCTTTGGTATAAGGAAAACATTCTTGTTGTGGGTTTTTAAATTGGGTTGGGATTACCACTGCTCTATCGTTAGGTAGCCACTCGGAGTAACTTTGAAAAGGAGTTTCTAGTGTTTTTCCTATCAACAGACTTTCAAACCCAGTACAGTCTAAATAAAGATCTGCTTTGTGTTCTACACCGTTGTTGTCAATTAACTTGGTAATGCCGTGTATATCTTTACCAATATTTTCAATCTTGGTATCAACATAAGTGATCTTGTCAATAATAAGTTTCTTAACGGTATCTATAATCTTATAGGCATTAAAGTGTACCGCACCATAGCCCTCGGGTCCCATTTGAAAATTTAAATCTAAATGATCTTTAATTTTTAAAGATTTGTTTGCCTTGGCTAGATTGTATGCTGGATGCCATTTGCTAAATTCTTTGTAGGGCTTGTTGGCAAAATATTCCGGGGTATACAAATTTTCAGCGACCACACAATTATCTGAGCTGTCATTGTCTACAAAGTAAGGATCTTGATTCCAGCCAATAAGCTCAACACCTAATTTAAAACTAGCATCGCTGTCTTTCATCCACATTTCTGGAGTAATGCCGCAGGCATACAGAAACTGTGCAGTAAACGGCTGTGTCCCTTCGCCTACTCCAATTGGTCCTTTTGATGCATCTTCTATCAGCACAACTTGTGTAGGAATTTGTAAATTCTTTACTAGATAGGCCGCGGTTAACCAACCGCTAGTGCCGCCGCCGAATACAATTATTTTTCTAACTCTATGTATCATGAAATCCTCTTTGAAATAACAACTATGTATAATCCATTCCACCAGCCGTTGGGATCTTCTTCTTCGTTAAGCATGAGTTTTTCAAAATGCACTTTTAATTGGCTTGCATTTATGCCTTCCCTTGCGCCGTCAACTACTCCTTGCCAATTAGCATCATCAAATACCAATACCGCTTCTTGTGCAAAGCATGGATGATAAAATTCTACCGCCTGTCTAACACTTTGATGATCATGGGGACCATCGTAGAACCAAAGTTTAATTTGATTTAGGTGTATGCCTAGATCAACGGCAAACATGTCTCGATCGTATATAGTGATGTTGCTAGCGCCTTTGTATTTTTTAATATTTTCTATAAACGCCTGCACATTATTTTCTGGCAGTTGGTTAATATTATTTGTTGACGGTTGTATATTTTGTTTCCAGTTATCGATAGCAATAGCGGTTAACGGGTTGTCTTTTATTGTGGCACAGAATGTGGCTCCTAGCGCAGCACCAATTTCCATATAGGTATCAACGCCTTGGGCTAGGTTGTTTAACAAAGTTTGAACTCTAGGGCTTGTAAGGCCGGGGATGTCTACTCTAGTAGTCGGTATTCCTGACCTAGAAATTGCTTCGACCACATGCTTGGTTAGCTCGGAATGAGCAATATCACTTTTCTTTTCGTAGAGCTTGTCACAGAAGTTGCAATCCCAACATTCAAATTTGCAATCCCTAATTTTTTCCCGCCATACAGTGATCGGTTTTTCTACTAGATTAGTTTGTTCAAGGAACTCATCAAATGTAGAAAACAAGAACTCTTCCTTGGCTGCATATCGTTTTATAACATCCATAGTTTCATAGAGTCTAGATACAGCTTCTCGACCGTGCATCTTAATACTGTCGATGCCAAGGTTATCAATAAAATCATCCCAGTCTTCTCGCCAAGGTGTGAAATTTGCAGTTTTTAGGAAAACGCTAGGGTCTTCAACATCCCATTTCTTGCAACTGGTACGGCTTATGGGATCATTGAAGTATTGTGGATCATTGCCCTGCCGAGTATTGTTATATTGAAAATGCTCAGTCATCATAGGACAGCCGCCTATGCAACCTTCGTTGCCTAACAGGCTAATAGCTATATCTTTGCCGAATTCTTTTTTAATATATGCTTTGGCTTTTTTAATTTCTAGTAATACAGAACGAGAGCGCATAAGATCACGGTCTAGGTTTACATAATCAAAACCGTACTTTGCAAGATCAACAACTTCTTGCGCAGTACGAACTTCTCTTAAAATTGTATTTTTTACATAAAGTTTAGGAAAAGCAGCTTTGATTTGTCCAGTGGCCATCCAATGTGTGTGCGGAATTGTTGCACTGTGTACTCCTCTGTCATACAAAGGTTTGAAATTCTTGATAAAAATATCTAGATTTTTTTGGGTGGGTGAAACTTGTATATTATTAAATGTGGCGCTTATAGGTATGCCCAAGTTATCTTGAATATACAGGGCTGCATCTATGGCAACGCCGTAGTCTTCCTGGAGCATAAAAATGTCACCCATAGCATCTTGATGAAAGGGAGCTATGCGAGATGTAAAATATACATCCCTTATAAAGTCTTTGTATTCTTCTAAGAATTCAAAAAACTCTATATATTGGTTCGGTGTTAATTTTGGATTAAGTGGTACGCTAAAAATTTTTCTCATTAAAAATCACGCTAAGGTTAATATTAATTATCCGTAGCGTGATTAAATTAATTTAATAGTGGTTACAGTATCCAGGGTACTTCAAATTCTCTAGGTCTTGG